AGGAAGAGGATATTGATGAAAATCAAGAACCTGCAACATGGGATCGGATTAATACTGCTAAGAAAACCATGAGAATGCCTGGTGAAATGGGTAAAGTATTGGGTTCTATGTCGAAAGACGAAGCACGTAAGATTTTAACTAAACGTGGTGGCATAAATGTGAGTGAAGAAATTGAAATCAATGGCTCGACAGGTAATAATTCTGCAGGTAGTATTAGTGCAAGTAGTAATTCTGGAAATAATAATAATGATGAATATGCTAAGTATAACGAGTTTAAGAAAAAACCATATGATTCACTCGATGATCAAGATAAACAAGAATATTTTCAATTAATAAATAAATATCAAGGTAAATAATTTATGAAAAAATTATTTGTCTTAGTTACATTAATTTTCATGGCGACATCATGTTATGATGGTCAAATTTCAACGTGTCCAACAGATATTGGCCGTGAAAATTATATTAAAAGTATTAAGAAAATTAATTACAATCATCGTAGAGCTAAGAAATATCAACGACAAGAAAGACGAAGAATTCATAAACTACAAAACCTAGATGTTTATCAAAAAGAAAATGAATAAAAAAGGACTACCAAGTGTAGTCTTTTTATTTGAGAGGTATTTATAATAAAAAAGAAAAATGAGTGTATTTCGTTCATATTATAGTAAGAATGATACTTTAATTGAAAGTAATTTAACTAACAATAGTCAGAATCCCGTAACTGAAATATCTTATGGTACTCCTACCAAAGAAGTTAGTAGATTTATTTTTGATATTGATTTACTTGCAATGCGTGATAGAATTGCACAGGGTTTTATTAATCCCAAGAGAATTGTTAAACATATACTTCACATGACCAACACTATTGCATATGCTCCACAATATGTTGGAAAAAAATCGTATAGTCTTGCAATTGATAGAGCGACCAGCTTTTCATTAGATTTATTTAATGTTACAGAAGATTGGCAGGAAGGTTCGGGTTATGATTTTACGTATTCTAATAAACAAGACTTATTCACATTACAACCACTTCCGTTAATTTCAGAACAAGCTGCGAATTGGACTGCAAGAACAACTGGAATTCGTTGGACTGTTGATGGTGCATATATTTCTGGTACTTCTCAGATTATTGGTAGTCAGTTATTTGAAGTGGGTAACGAAGATATTGAAATTGATGTTACTAATTACATTAACCAGAGATTATTTGGTACTGGTTATACTGGAACATCCGCATATACTGGCACTTCATATGGTATGGGTATTAAATTTCCTGATATTATAGAAAATTTATCTACTGAATATCGTCAAGCAGTGGCTTTTCATGCAAAACATACAAATACTGTATATGAACCCTTTATTGAGACTATAATTGACGATAATATTAATGATGATCGAAATTATTTCTTTATGGATAAGGATAATGATCTATATTTATATGTTAACATAGGTAATTTTCCACAAAATATTATTGTTAATAAGGTAGATATTTATGACTACGAAGATAATCTAGTTGATACACTAAGTGGTACGTCAATTATTAACGTAGCTAAAGGAATTTATAAAATTACGTTGAACATCGATTCACAAACATTCCCCGATGCAGTTTTATTTAGAGACGTATGGTCGTTGATAATTAATAGTAAACCAGTTGTTTTTGAAAATAAATTCTACTTAATATCAGCAGATAAGTATTATACGTTTAATTTATCAAATCAAATCGATTTTAGAAATTATTATTTTTATTTCTGGGGAATAACTGAAAGGGAATTTATTAATGCTGGAAACATAAGAAAAGTTAGGCTTACAATAAAAGAATTATATCCTAATCAAAATAATTTTTTACCCCTAGAAATTGAATATCGTCTGTATTTTACGGTAGGTTCAAAATACGAAGTTGAAATAATTCCATTTACTCTTACAAATAGAACATCAAATGGATATGAATTCGATTTAGATACCTCATGGTTGATTCCTCAGGATTATTATCTACAAATTAGAATGAAAAATGGTAGTTATTATGAAAATAAGCAAACTCTTTCATTTACAGTTGTTTCTAATGGAATAATTAATTAAACATTTTTTTCTAAAATTGTGTGTTATTTTTAAAAAGTCTAGTATTTATGCATAATGAAGGTTACATTTGTTGTAACAATTTTAATAATTGAAAAATAATTTTACTGTAAAAATCTATTAAAAAATGGAAAACCAGAATGAAACGACAAACACACAAGATTTGTCAAGATTAAAATCAATGTTTAGTGATTATCAAAAGAAACAATCACAATCTAAAAAAAAGACGAGTACTGACATTCTCGCAAAGTATTTTGTTCCTCGTAATGTCAAAGAAATCTACAGAATTTTACCTCCAAAACCCGGAAAGAAACACATTGAAGAAGCATTCTTTCATGTTGTAACTACAAACGCTTCAGGTGGTAAGAAAAAACATGGTACTGTAATTTACTGTCCTGCTCACAATGACCCAAAAGTAAAAAAACTCGATGCTAGTGGTCAGCCTTTATTGGATGGTAATGGTCATCCTATCATGATTCCTGCATCATGTCCTTTATGTGACAAAGCCAAAAAACTTCTTTCTAAACAAGACCCTTCGTTGAAAGGTATTAAGAAAGAAAATATGACTGAAGCACAGAAAAAAATTAATGAAGCAAATAAAGTAATTTTTGCTGACGCAAACAAGTGGGAAGCTAAGAAATTTTACATTATTCGTGGTATTGATAAAGGTAAAATTTCCGATGGTGTTAAATTTTGGAGATTTAAACACAATTTCAAAAACCAAGGTACACTTGACAAACTTCTTCCAATTTTGGATGGTTATGTTAATGCATACGAAGCAGATTTTGCTGATGCAAAAAAAGGTACTGATTTAAGTCTCACTATGGCTGATAGTGAATTTAATGGCCACACTTACAAAACATTGTCAGCAGTTATTTTCGGTAAACCATCAGAATTATACACCGATCCTATTGTTGCACAACAATGGCTTGATGACGAAATCACTTGGAGAGATGTCTTCTTACCTAAGAGAGCACCTAATACATCTCCTTATGAATTTCTTGAAATGGTTGTAATGGGTACTAATCCTTATTGGGATGATAGTGACTCAACTAACAAACATTGGGTATTTCCTGGTCGTCCTGATTTAGAAGAATTGGCGAATACTCGTACTCGTAACCTTGATAGTGACGAAGACGATAATTTTGAACAAGCATCTGATTTAGATGAAGATGAACCACGTGTTACAGTAAGTAACATCACATCTGCAAATGTTGGTACTTATACCCCTGCAGTTGATATTACTGCTAAAAAGACTGCTTCTGTAGCACCAGTAGTTGAATCTCAAGATGAACCAGTTGAAGAACTAGATGAAGATCAGACAGGTGATTACAATGACTTACCATTCTAAGGTAAAAAAATAATATGAATATTGAATTGAAGGGGAAATGAAAGTTTCCCCTTTGTTCGCTAATTAAATTTATTTATGGCGAAAGAAAAAGTTTTAGAGATTGAAGTTCCTTCAAATTCTCCTGTTAGAAAACCAACACAAAAAAAGAATTTCTCGTTAAATGATTATAAGAAAAAAGTTGGTGCTGAAGATGTTCCAGATAAACCATTGGAGTGGATTAAATGCGATGATGCACTCGAAAAAGCAACTGGATTACCTGGATTTGCAAAAGGTTATGTTAATTTATGTCGTGGTTACTCTAATACAGGTAAATCCACTGCAGTTTGTAAAGGTATTGTTAACGCACAAAAAATGGGTATTTTACCAATTATCATCGATACTGAAAACAATTTAGGTGTTGATAGATTGGAACTCATGGGTTTTGATTGGGCAGGTGACCATATTCTTGTTGATAATGAGTACCTTCTTACAAATTTCGGTCTTAAACAAGATAAGGATAGAAAAGAAGCTAGTATTGAAGACCTTGCACGTTGCATGATGTTCTTCTTAGCTGAACAAGAGTCAGGTCAATTACCATATGAAATTTGTTTCGCAATTGACTCAATTGGTACGTTGAAATGTAATAAATCCATTAAAGCATATGAACTTGATGAGAGTGATAATAACATGTGGAATGCAGCTTCATACGAAAAGAATTTCATGTCATTGCTAAATAACACTATTCCAAATAGTCGTAAACAAAACAAGCCTTACACTAATACCGTTATCGCTGTTCAAAAGATTTGGTACGATTCAATGAATAAGGTTGTTAAACACAAAGGTGGTGAAACATTTTATTTTGGTTCAAGATTAATTTACAACTTCGGTGGTATTATTACTCATGGCACAAAAAGAATTACTGCAACATCTAAAAAACGTGAAGTTGTGTATGGAACTGAGGTTAAAGTAAATGTAGCTAAAAAT